ACCGATGTATTCATGATGTCTCGGATGCCCAGGAAGTTCGTCTTCCAGGCAATTGCAAAGATGCCTGCAAACAGAATGAGTGAAGCGATAATTGCCAGCACAGGCAACAACGCTGTGAATATCGCTCCAATCGCTGGAACCAACGCTGCCCAGATCGTGCCGGCCGTCCCTGCAATCGCCCCATTCAATCCCAGCACCGCGGCTCCCACCGGACCAGTTGAGATTCCAAGGAACGTCAGCACCTTAACTACGATCGCCGCTGCAGCCACCAACTTCACAAAGCTAAAAATCAATCCAATAATTCCGCCCGAAAGGGGATTGAAACTGTGGGTTGTAATTTTGAGCAATCCGGGCAGGCTTCCCAAAATAAACATCAGCGGACCGATCACCGCCACCAGCAACACGAGCACCACGATCACTTTACGGACAGGCTCCGGTAGGGCGGAGAACGCATTGATTGCCCTGGCAACAAAATCCAGGATGGCTTTGATATCATCCTTGAAAGGCTCGATCGCAGCGATCGCTGCGGTTTCAAGAGCACTCTTGATGTTCTCCACAGAACCCGTCAAACCCTCCATCATCGATGCTGCCAGCCCAGCCGCCGCACCGGTCTTATTCACAGATGCAGCCATCTGGTCATAGGCATCCACTCCACCCATCAACACGATATTGGCGGCGCGGATCGCGTCACTGCCAAAAATTACCCCAAGCGCATAATTCCTTTGTTCCTGGGTCAGCCCTTTCAGTTGAGTGGAAAAGATTTTGATCAGATCTCGCATCGATCTGAGATTGCCCGCCGCATCGTAAATATTGATTCCCAGGTCACTCATCAACTCTTTTGCTTTGTTGGTGGGTGTCTGCAAAGCCAGTAACATTTGCTTGATGCTCGTGCCTGCATCGCTTCCCTGAACGCCCGCATTCGACATGAGCGCAATGGATGTGACCAGCTCATCGATCTGCATTCCAGACATCGCCGCTACAGCCCCAGCCATCTGCAGGGAGTCAGCCATCTCGTTCACTTCCGCAGTGGATGCGAGAGCTGCAGCCGCCAACAGATCTGCCACCCGTGTCGCATCCGCACCCTCGAGCTTGAATGCATTCAAAGCATTGGCTGTAATTCTGGCTGCTTCCGCATTGCTGATTTGTCCTGCCACACTCAATTGCAAAACGCCCCGCGAAGCCGCCAGGATCTCGTTCACATCCAAACCAGCTTTGGCGAGTTCTGCCATAGCGTCCGCTGCATCTGCAGCCGATGTCCCAGGTAATGTTAGGTCTGCCCCCAGCTCCCTGGCTTTATCAGAAAGCTTGGTCATCTCCTCGCCNGTTGCCCCGCTNACAGTTTTCAACACGTTNAGGCTCTGCTCAAAATCCCTGAAGATATCAAAAGCCTTCTTCCCTGCAATGGCGATGGGCAGGGTGAANGCCGCAGTCATNGTTGCCCCCACNCTCTTCATCGACGCGCCAATGCTCTCAATGCTCCTGCTCGCGCTGGGTGCACCAAAGATTAATTCCTGCAGGCTGCTCTTGGCATTCTTAATCCCAGACACAAAGCTGCTTGAATCAAGCGAAACTTTACCGTATGCACTACCTAATTGGATCGCCATTAATTACCAGATTCCATTCTTCGGTATTTTGATCTTCCTCTTCACACGATCCTTCGCACTGCGAAACCGTTTGCCGTCCGAGGAAGGAGTCACTGCCAATCCTTCGAACGCTGGTTTTCCGTTCATCAGATTGCCTTCAACCCATGCGCCCACAATTGCACATAATTCATTCAGTTGCCAGGCTCCCCATTCCGTGACAAGCCCCAGCAGGTCACTGGGTCTCTTCCCGTAGCTTTTGCCCGTTAGGTGCAGGCGCCACAGATTTGCCATTTCCTTCGCGAAAGGGACGCACAATCATCGCCTCCCGGTTCACCCAGTTGAAGAGTGCCATCTTGTCACCATACACAAAATCCTTCGGACTGATGTGCTCATCATCCGGCTCCTCTGCAACCGGCGGATAAACCACCGCATGCACAAAAACCATGTTCAGCAGGGCGCCAAACTCTGCCGAATGCTCCTTCATCAGCTGCGTTTCCGTGATCTTGTTCTCCGAAAGCTGCTGCACCAGGTCCATCATCGTGTTGGGCACTTTGCCTTCGATCGCCAGATCGATCACACCCACATCCCGCACCTGCAGCACGCGTTTGCTGAGTGGCAATTCCACCTCCTCGAAATTATGGGAACGCCACTCAGCCAGCATCTTGCGTAGGTCTGCCTGCGACTGATTGATTCGGTTCTGAAAGTCGCTCATCTCTCACCTACGAAGAAGGCAATTCTGTTTCGGTATCGTTGGCAACGAACTCGAATGCTTTGCCATTCAATCTCACACCCACAAAGCTCATCTTATTTACGAAGAACTCGCCATACTTGAAATCGCCTTCGAGTGCCTCAGTCAGTTTGGCTTTCAGGATCTTACAGTGCACATCGCCACCTTCATCGTCCACACTCTTTCCATAGATCTTGAAGTATGGGAATGAAGACGAATCGGCTTCGAGCGTATCGCTCGATCCACCAGGGGTGACCGTGTGGCCCGTCATCATCGCGTAAGCCTCCAAGCTGATGCCGCCCGCTTCCAGGCTGCCTTCACAGCCGATCGGGATGGTCACAATACCTTGCAGTTCATCGTCACCGGTGAACTCGGCGCTCATCACACGTTCCTTGAACGATAATGTGCGTGAAGCCGGTAAGTCGGCGGATGTTAAGCCATCCAGTGCAACCAACTTCACATCACGCAATCCAAAGGGTTTTGTTGGGTCTGCCATTTTCAATTTCTCCTTATTGATTTATTTCATCCGCACTGCCCTGAACCGCCCAACACCCATCGAGCAATCCAGCGCAGCATCACGGATATCTCCTGAACGATTATCGACCATGCTTCCGTCATAAAATATTTGCCAGGTGGTGCCTCCTATTCTTTGTTCGTGCAACAAATTGAACACAATGTTGATCCCTGCTTCGATGACGTCATAGCCTGCTCGCTGGTAGAAATAAAAAACCAGTGGCGTTTGCACGCTTCTCGAATACGGTCCGCTCGGAATTTCATTCCCTTCCTTGATCAGGATCGCGGGCTTGATTTCTGAATTGCTATCAAAAGCGCTTGGTGCAAATTGCCTGCTCAACTCAGGGATGTCGATATGCACCCCACCTGTGATCATCTCCATCAGGTCTTCATCCGCATCCAGGACCGCTTTGAGATCATCCCTCAAAGACATGAGGTTTTTTATCCTTATCTGCCTTCAAAACCATGTTGGCGCACTTACCGTCCCGGTCAATGCTGATCTGTTTGAGATTGCATGCTGCTTCTGGCTCGATCACGTTACTGGACAAATTGTGAACACAGCCGAAATTCAAACAGGTCAACTTAACCCAGGGCTCAATTTCAAACTTAATCGTGCCAGTCGCTTTTGCCATTATTGCAGCACCACCTTTCCAACAGTCATCTGAAGCCACTTATCCAGCTCTTCGCTGAACATCCACACGGCCAGATTGATCGCGTTTGGCATGATGCTCTTGCTCACATCGCCGCCGATCATCTGCTCATAATCGTCCATCTCACTCCAGGGGCTTGAACCGGTCATCCAGCCACGCAGCTTCGAGGTGAACTCCGCTTCATCCATCAGCACGCCGGTCTTGTAGCATAGGCAGTGCACATGCAGCGGAAGCTCGATCTCGCCAACCTCGTAGACCCCTTCCCCTTTTTCCCCTCCGCCCACTACACTGTCACAAATATCCGTCTCGGGGTGAGCTGCGCTCAGGTGGATTTGTTCCTTCTCTACCCAGGGCTGCTGAGCCAGCACCCGATCGGTAGCCAGCGCATGCGCTTTCTGGATCTCATTTCGTGCCAGGCGGAGTGCGTTATAAGCCACTCCCCTTGCATCGCACGCACTGCCTGAAAGCAATCCACCCGTATCACCGGATGCGATCTGGCTCTTGGTCTTGCCATATAGCCTGGTGCTGGTCCAGCGCGGGCAATCCTGGTTCGCTCCCAGGTATTGCTCCAGCTGCTGCGCAATATCCCAGGCGGATGAACCGCTGGAGATCCCATTCATGATCACCGCATTGATGCCATCCCTGGCTTCACGATCGATGCGCCAGATCCGTTGGGAGAGATTCAACGAATCCCCATACAGATGTTCGCCGGCTGCATTCAAAAGGATGTTCAGCTGAGGACTGAAGACGCCATCCTCCACAGCCTCTGTCAACTTTCCACTTTCCACAATGGGCAACACCATTCTTTCATGCATCACTGCCATCACTCCAAACGGGATGCTCACCGCCTCCACTCTCACCTTCTCAAATTCAGCCGCCCAATCCTCGAACGTATCGCCCCACAGTTTCATCAGACCGGTCTGCACCGCATAGCCCGATGTGCCATCCAAGATCTGATCTTTGCCCGCTTTCTTCAAAATCAATGCCTGAGCCTTCTCGGTGAAATCCAGCATCATCTCCTGCGTGCGACCGGTGAAATACAAATGCAAACGCACCACCGCTTTGAATGAAGCCTGGTACATCCGTGTCAAAGGGATGGAATCCAGCTGATCGATCAGCTTCTGATTTTTCGATTTTTCGTTCAGCTGGATGGACGGCATATAGATGCTCATTAGGCTTTCTTCCGTCGCATCGCAGCAACCGATTCGATCCATATCGTTCGTGAAAATTCCGGATAGATCAGATGCACCATCGCAGCACAGATGAACCATCCGACCAGAAACGGAAAGACGATCAGTAAGCGAAGAAAATGGCTGAGCTTGTTTCTCATATCGAAATCCCTTGCAAACTCTTCGCAAACTGCTCAGCACTGAAACTATCCAGATTCAAAATGTCATCATCCACGTTGCGAATATAAAGTGCAGCCAGCTGCTTGATGATCTCTTCAGGCACACCCAGCACACGCAGGCGAGCCAGCCCATCAGCCAGGTCACGCAGACCTGCAGGTGTGAGCGGCTTGGCAGTGCGCCATATGATCTGGTAATTCACACTCGCCGGCAGAATTCCCTTCAATAGCCACTGGCGTTCGAGCAGTGGCTTCAGGAACTCTTCTGTAAGCCATTCCCGCCCGTCATCGAGGCTTTCATCGTATTCGTCCTTTTTCTCACTCAGGATGTCCCTGTTGAGTCCCTCGCCATACGCTACGAGCTCCATCGGAACATCGGAGGCTGCAAACATCGTTGCCACCTGGTGCAGGATGTCACCGATCTCACCCAGGTGCGCATCGCCCTGGACCGCAGTGATCGAGCCTGGTTTATTCGAGAACAGATCCAGATGAGCAGCGGTTGGAGAGTCCAGTGCTTGTTTGTTTATTACTTTGTAGGCTTCCACATCTGCCGCATTGCCTTCGATCACATGGTGGAGCCTCATGCCTGCCCGCACCTTGCGCCGCACAGCCATATCGGTCTCACCCTCGCTCACACGCTTGAATGCACCGGTGGCAGCCGCCCACATGGGAGTGCCATAGGCGTTCTCTTCATCGTGCTCCCAGCGTGCATGGATGATCTGCCAGTCTGGAAAGAAGATCGCATCCTTCGGAACACCTGGTCCCATATAGTTCTCATCCACCATATAGAAGGCTTGTTGTGGATTGTCGAACTTATCCGCCTTGTTGCTATTCCTTCGCATGCGAAGAGTGGGCTTGCGTGAAACCTCGGCAACGTCCAATTGCTCGTTCACCACAATCTCATAGAACGAATCACCATCCCTTCCGGAGAGACGTACCACATCCTGCAGGGTCTTGTTCAATCCCAGCCGGTTCTGCAGGTCCGTTGCCACCTGTTTTGCCTGGGCATCCTTGGTCTTCACGATGAAGCCAGCTTTCACCAGATCGGTGGCATACATCTTCAAGGCCTTCTTAACCCGCGGATCGGTCTTATACATCAGCCTGCAGGTCTTGATGATCGCCAGGCGATCACGGTCCGCTTTCAGCTTTTCATACTCAGCCACAACAGACTGCGTGCCGGCCGGCGCAGTGCTGGTCTCCACCTCAGCTGAGGCAGGATGTAGGAAAGCATCAATTCGTTGCTTTAAAGAAGGCATATCATCCTCTGAATACAGCCTGGACTTGACGTTCCAAATTGCCAAGGTTGGCTTCGATGGTGCTCATAATGATCGCGTAACGACCGCCATTCGATGATTCCAAATATTTTCCATAAAAGACCGTGTGAGCCAGAGTGATGATCAACGTATCTTTCGAACCGCTTTCTATGTTCACATCTGTCATCTCGCTCTTTGCCTCAGCCGTCACTTCACCAACGATCGGATCAAGACCGAAACCATCCACAGCGAAGAATAGACCTCCACGTGCATTGCCGGTCCGGTCTTCCCAGCGTGCGTTCTGCCTGGCTTGATCCTGAATGGATTGACCCCAGTAATTCGCCACAGCCTGAAGAGCAATCAACACCTTGCCACCGTAATCATCCAGACCATCACCAATCACCTTGGGCGAAACAACCCATTCAAAACCTTTAGCCATCTGGATCACTCCACCGCAATCGCTTCTGCGATCGTAGCGGCCAATCGATTTGGCTGAATAAAAACGACCCTCATCAACCTGCCGTCATACGTCAGCCGGTCTTCAGCCTGGATGTCCATATCCGGCTCACCCAAAATGAACATTGCCTGCTGAGCCTCACGCGCTGCATCGGATTGCAATCGGTATGCCCGTAAGCCTGCATACTCGATCCGCATGGATTGAGCTGCGAGAGTAGTGCTCCCCCTCCGAATGGAAAGGGAAACTTCATTCCTTGCCCGGATCGCTCTCATGCGTGCCTGATAAAAACTCGTGTTCATTGCGCAGCATCCCTTTGGGATCTAATCACCATAGCTCGCATGCTGGCCGTTATAGACCTTGCATGCCTCCAGATATTCATTCTCGAAGCTCTCTGCATTCGTCACCGATGCCTCACTCACACCACCCAGATCTTCGCTCACCGCCCCAAAGCTGTACTTGATCGCACTGCCTGCCTGTGCATTGGCTTTCTTCGTGGATGCCAGAGCTTTTGCTTTCATCAGCACGATCCGGGCTTCACGCTCGCCCATCGTTTCATACTCCACATCCGCTGCCTCGGACCCCTCCGCCTCGATGTCCGTCCCGATCCAGGCAGCCTTGTAGGAGAAATAACGCTGCAATGAATATCTCGGGACCGGATAGAACGTGATTCGCCCATTGCGGATCGTATGCCGTTCACACCAGTTCCCACTCAGCGGGATGATCTGGCTTTCCGCACTGAACATCACACCCACTCCGCCCAGCTGCGTCAGACTGATCAAGCGCAAAAAATCTGCCGGCAGATCGTATGTAGCAGTGCCCGAAACAATGCTCAGCGTCTCGATCTGCTCCAAGCCACACTGCTCCGAGAAATCAGCGATTGCATCCTTCACAGCATTCTCATACTGCACTTCCGTGGGAACGCTATCTTCAGCGGGTATATCCAATTCCAATTGTGCAACCAGTTCCGAAAGTAATTTGCTCATGCCATCTCTCCCTCTGGAGTAACACATCGAAAGGGGAACTTCCCAAGATCCTTCAGCAATCGTGGATTGTTGGGCAGATAATTCACGGAGGCAGCATCCTCCTTGATCTCGCCCGTCCAAAAATCCACTCTGCGAATATCGCCATTTGCCAGCGAATCACAGGCGATGAAGACGATCTCAGAACAGCCCATAAAGCGGGCGATCGCTGCGCACATTCGGATGCTCATGGCATGCTCGGGCAGGTTCAGATCGATCTCAGGTTGTATATAGATCGCATTCTCATGCATTGGGAAGCACTGCTCCGAAAACCCTGGTCTCTGCAAGAACAGCGTTGTGCTTTCTGCCAGCCTCACCAGTGGCAGCTCATCGCCGCGCGGCTTGCAAACGCATGGCTGGTGAGAGCACCCATCCTTCTGCATCGCATAAAGTGGATTGGGAAGTCCAAGCGCCTGCACAGGCATAATGGCTGCATTCATGGTGATCACAGGACCATCGCCAAAGTGCTCAGCCTGTAAATGCAAAAGGCTGGGACCCTTGCCCACGATCCACGCAGTCTGACCCATATACATATTCCGCAGATACTTCAACAGGCGCGGCATACTCATCCCTGATCCCCTTCTCCCTTCCGCTTCAGCACAGCCACCATGCCTACGACATCCACGATCGCCCATTCGGGATGATCCTGGATGAAATCGTTTATGGCTTGCTCGATCGTTGCCCATGCCGGGTTCTTATAATCATGCACAGCGATCACCCTCGCATGCGGCCCGAAATTTACCAGGTCCGAATGCACATATTCGTAGCTATGCCCGCCGTCGATCCAAAGCAGATCGATTGCCTTTTTCCATGTCTTCCCGATCACGCGGCTATCACCCTCTCTCGCTTTCACATTCTTGACGCCCACCCTCTTCATATTCGCCAGTAACAATTCCTTGCTGGTGGGCACGTCATCCGCGGGGTGCCAGGAGTAGTCATCGATGGAAACGATCTTCGCCTCCGGATTTGCCAGTCCCAGCACCGCCGTCATGCCGCCATACAGGGAACCGATCTCGACGATCGATCCACCAGGCGGAACGTCCGCAGCCAGTTTCGCCACGCATTCACGCTCATTGATGTCGGTCAACGGTCGCACAACTCGTGCAATTTCAACCGCATCGATATCACTGATTCTTGGTAAATTGCCATTCATGCTGTCATCTCCATTTCCTTGCTGATCTCGGGATTGATGTTCATCCTGGCAACGCCTCTTCCGTAATTGTGAAAAATAATCCGGGCTTTGTTCCGATGAGGATGATTCCAATCCACTGACAACGCTTTATATTTCACAGTGCATTCATGCATCGCTCGCATTAATGCCAGCTGCTCATCCCACTGTTGATATCTCAGCCACTGCCTGCCCCATGCCTGGAACAGTGCTCTCACCTGTTCACACTTTCGGAAGAAGATCACACCTGAGTTCAGGAACTGGATATTGGGATCTCCGCCCAGCTCCTTGATGGTCTGATCTCGCTCCTGGATGTTGATCTCCCAGCCAGCTCGTTCTTTGTTGTAGAGCTGACCGATGCTCAGCAGCTCTTGTGCCAACGCCAGGTCAATATCGCCCAGCATCTCAAAGCCGCCCAGGATGTCAGACATGAACTCTGTATCGGCATCGATGTAAAGTGTGCGCTCGAAGGGTGTCAGCTCAGCCAGCTGCGGTTTGACCCGTCCTGCCCTGAACTGGAAGTTCTCTCGCTGGCTGGCATCAAAAGGACACACTCCGGCCCATTCAATAAACTGTGCTCCCCTCATCGGCGTATCCCCCACCACACAGACCGGGATGCTCACGCCCAGGTTCCTGAGCGATGTCATGCTTTTGCGCACCTCCGTTGCAGCCTTTGCACCAAAGCACATATACAGGATGCCAATGCTCTCATCATGCACGCGTTCGATCCGCTGGATGGCAGGACCTTTCGATGCCACGAAGCCCTCGATCACTTCTGCGGCCCGTTTCGCAGACTGACCCAGATAGGGATACAGATCTGCCACAGCTTTCGCCCTGGCGCCTGCATATTCCGCATTACCTTCCGCTGATAGCTGATGGCTGATCGCTGAAAGCAACTCCCCCGGCTCATCCACCATCGGACCCACATCCGTATATTTCCAGAACCGGATGCCCGTATGCATGCCGCGCCGAAATTGAGGTGCATTCAAAATGATCACTGGCTTGCCTGTTATGCAAAACTCGTACAGGGTGGAGGAACAATCGTTAATATACAGATCTGCTCGCCGCATCACTTCCTCGAAGTCCCAGACCGGCTCGATGCCCACGGACCGGAAATAAGGATCCAGCCCGCCCATGATCCGTGGATGCCCATGCCCGATCATCGTGAAGTTCTCCTGCTTTGCCAGGACGGGCAGAATCTCTGCATAATGCTTCAGTGCATTCCCGGCTTCCGGAGCGATCGCAGATCCATCCCAATGGAACGAAATACACACAACGGGCTTTCCTTCTGACCGCTGAAAGCTGATGGCTGAGAGCTTATCCATCTTCGGTGTCCCGATCACAAACCCCGGCTTATGCGGGAACGTCTTTGCGATCAATGCCCGCGTGTGCTCATTCGGATCCAAAAACAAAGCGACATCTCGTTGCATCCCTGCTCCGCCCGCATAGGCGCTGTGTGGGAAGGTCAGACCAATACCATGCTGCATGAAGATCTGCGGACGCCTCGGGTCCTTCCTCAGCGCTGCCTGCAGATCGCCATAAGCTGCTGTTACCACCGGACCGTTCCCCGGAGGCGCAACATCCAGCTTATTGTTGATGCCCGGAGACTTCAGCGCCATAGGGTCAAGACCTTTTTTCACCGCATACTGATACATCTCTTCAGGCACATAGAATGACCCTCGCACCGACTCATCCAGCGCAAAATAAACAGGCGCCATGTGATCGATATAATTCGAGCGTCTCGCAAAGAAATCAATTGGTCTTGCCCAATGTCTTTGTGCCATACTTCTTCCATAGTTCCCCTCCCCCATTTTAGGGGGAAGGGGTTAGGGGTTGAACTTACGAAGCCGGTTCTTCCACAGGCACGTATGCGCCTTTCTCATGGACCAGGCTCTCGGTGGCATTGAACTCTTCGGCATAATATTGATCAGCCGCCACCAGGCGGGTTACATCGCCGCTCGTTGCATAAGTAGGGAAGGGTCCCTTGATGCTCGTGGGCAGAAGCACGCGGTGCTGCACCAGCTCGCGGTTGCCTGTGAGCCAGAGCGTATCGGGGAATTCGGTGGAGGCGAAGACCGGGCGGTTCTTCACCATCCCCACGAAGCCGGCAGCATTGATCAGTGTCTGCGGAAAACCATCGCGCTTGAAGCCGTCCCAGTTGCTCAAGCCATCAGCATTGGTGATGCTGGTCAGATAGAACGTTGGTTCATAGAATCGCTTCGCCACGATCACAGCCGCATTTCCCAGAAGAGCATAGAGAGCAGCCAGGTCAGCCTGAGCGTCGCTCCGCGTCCATGCAGTTGTTTTATTATTGGCGATAGCCATCACTGCAGAGAAGGCCATATATAGCAAGCCCTGATCCACTTTGCGCCGCATTTGCCGGATCAGGTTTGCCATCGTGCGAGCCACGGCATCCCAGCCCAATTGCGAGCGGCTGAACACGATCGCCTCACGCGAGATTTGATCAGCCAGACGGTCCGCTGCAGCTTCGATCACCTTGGACGCCAGCGTGGTCTTCACCCGCTCGATCGGCTGCATCTCGCCATTGCGAATGGAGCTGTAGCTGTAATCCACCAGCACATCATTGGCGCCAATGCTTCCCGCACTCAACGCCTTGATCTTGCCATCCGCATAATTGAGCACGTAATCCGTGCCTTCCACATAAGTGGTGCCTGCAGGGTTGCTGGTCACGGTCACACTGCCTGGAGTGATCCGCCCATGGCTCAGGTTGTACCAAACCTCTTCCGCTCCAGCCACTTCCACTTCATCTGTGATGTCCACAGCATAGCCGCTCTCACCGGTGGTGGTCTCGTAAAACAGGCGGGTGGGGGATGTCTCGATCGTGCCCACATCGAAGATGTTCGCAGCCACCAGGCTGGGGAATGCCTCTTCGATCACAGCCCGTGAAACGCTGTAAGGCAGGTTCAGGTCCGTGGTCAGCTCAGCCTCTTCGAACATCTGGCTCTCCAGCATCAACTGCCTCTGATACAACGAATCGAAGCGCTCCAGCAGCTTCTGGGTATAGACCGCAGCCGCACTCTCCGCATGCATCTGGATGGCGCTCTTGGAATGGTTCTCATACTTGCGGATGGACTCGGTGAGCTGGAAGGAAATCTTGGCAAAGGATGGCGTTCCGGTTTCCATCTCCAGAACATCGCCGATCACCTTGATGCTTTTGGTCTTCTCGTCGAAGCCCATGCCCTTCAAAACACCAGCTGCAGCCAGATGGCTGAACTGCTTGCGCTGCGATTCGGCAAAGGTCTTCACCTGCTCCGGAGCGGAGAAATCCATTCCGCTGAATGATTCAACGAAGATCTTGTTCAGCTTCTCACCGAACGGAAGATCCTTGGTGGCTTCCGTGATCGCAGTCTTCACTTCATTCTGCTTCTGGCTCTCATCGAACTTGCGAGCCTTCTCCGCGTTGGTTTTCAATGCCTCAGCGATATCGGTCTTCTCATCGATGCCCAGTGCCGTGCGGACTTTCGCTTCGAGCGCCTTCAACTGGGCTTCGCTCATCTCTTTGAGCTGGGCTTCGGTAATACCCTTGAGTATTTCAGGGTGCTCTTTCAACAGTTTCAAAAATTCTTCGTACATTTCATCCTCCGATGATTGATTTTGAGATTCGGTTAATTGCACAGTGTTCTCGAAGGAAGGTTCCAATACCAGGTCAAAGCCGGTGATATGCAGCTCTGCAACCTCGAATATCTTTTGATCACCTTCCTTCACATTCTTTCCTTCGCCGTAGCCACGCAAGCTCACGCCCGGCATCACGCCGCCTTCCATTAGGGTCAGGATGTCCTTTCCTTTGCTGGTTTCCAGGATGCGACCGGTGATATCCACGTTTGTGCCATCAAACGTGACATCTTCCCATTTGGTCACAGTCTCCAGCAAATTCGGACGCCCGCCCTTGTCAGACGGATGTTCTGCCTCTCCGAGAACTTGAATCGCTCGTCCCTGTCCTGCGCTCTCATTCAGATGATCGTTTAGCTCAACGATCGCTGCTTTGAGCACCGGGCTGGGATATCGGCGACCGTTTCCATTGACAACGCCCGCCTGGATAGCTCCATCGATTTTTATTTTGCGCGGCTTGCCATCTTCACGTTCCAGCAAAGCCACCACAGCGTTCACACGTTCTTCAAATCGTTGCCCCTTCTTCTTCCCCTTATCCCCTGCGCTTTCACTCATCATCTGGCTCATCATCCCTTTCATGGATGCATTGCCAGCCATGCGCTTCAGCATCTTCCGCATGTCCTCTTCAGACATATCCGCAGGATCCTGATCGCCGATTATTGTCTTTGCTGCATCACTCTTCCCCATCATGCTCTTCAACATCGAACGCATCTTTGTCACGCTCATGCTATCGATATCGGATGACATTGATTCGGTAAGGGTGGTCTGTGGCTGATAAGCCAGCTCCACCACTTCCCACTGATCACGCGGAGCAAAGGTATAGGCATCGCCGCTTTTCGAATATGTGACCTGGTAATATTCATCGGTCTTCAGTTTGCTGCCAGTTCCATATTCGTTCACAATCACATATCCATCGAAGATCTCCTGCACGTAGCAGCTGAGACCATAATCTGACGATGGGAACTGAGCCCGGAACGCCTGGTTGATCAAGCTCATCGTGTACTCCAATGAACCTTTCACCAGCTCGGTAATTAGCTTGCCTTTTTTAATTTTCTTCATGTGATTGCTCCTGATCGACTTGCTTGAAAATTTCTCTTTCAGCCGATAACCAAACCGGTGGCTGAGTTTGTCCACTGTAAACAGATAACCAGATCTTGCCAAAGAACAAAGCGGAGAATCTCTCTCGCCAGGTCATCTTCCAAAGTGAGATGCATTGCGTGCCATCACTGAACACTGGCAGATCTCCACACTCTTCCGTCATGCCCTCTGGCTTCACCAAATTTTTGTTTGCCTGCTCGAACGTTCTAGGCTCCATTACGATCTCCAATCACTGATTACTGATAACTCGTCACTGAACATCTCCTCCGCAGTCATAACAACCGCTGGAGCTGTGGCAGGTTTCTCATTGCCACCTTCATCAGCGATCATCTGCACACCACCACTCACGGAATCCACATCATCATCGTGTCTGCCCTTTGGGAATGACGTGGCTTCGCGGACAAAGTCCAGATTCCAGGGACCACGCACCAGCTTGATATATCCCTGCTTCGCTCGCAGTTGCCAGGTGCGTGCCCGTTCCACTTTGTCACCATCTGCATCGATGCCCTGAATGCGGACCTTGACCAGCTTCTTATCCTTCAGGAATTGCTTCACCACCAGGCGCTGGAAGTTATTGCTTTCAATGCCCCACTCGGTTTTCAATTCCCGATCGGAAAGCATCGCAGTGCGAATCAGTGGCAGGAACTTCTCCAGCTCCCGTTCCTTGATCCGGTCACGCAGATAGATCACGCCAGTGCTTTCATCCAACGCCACGGCGATGGATGAATTGAAATCGCTGGTCTCACTCTCACCCAGCGCCAGATCGCAATATCGATACCACTGCAAGTTCTGCGGTGCCTTCTCCACGATCGGGAAATTCTTATCGTCGAAGAACTCACCATCCGCCATGCGTGGCAGTTGCTGGAACAATGCCTGGAAGTCAAAATCCAGCATGTTGGACTGTGTGCGTTTGATCTTTGCTGCATCGGACCGTTCAGGCCACAATGCTTCCCCTGGCTTGCGTCCGAGGGCATCCCCCTGCGAAGCGATCGGGACATAAATCCCACGCAATAAATTCTCTTTGAACTCTGCTACATCCTTTGGATATTCCTCTTCCTCCAAAGCCAGAGCAGGTAGAAAAACAACCGTCCATTGATCGGCATCTTCATCGCTCACCATCTGGGTGAGCAGCTGTCCAACGAGATCTTCCTGATCCCAGCGCGTATGCATGATGATGATCGCCGCACCTGGTGTATTAGCCACGCGTGGATAGACCACCGATCGATACCAGCTCATCACCTTCTTGCGATAGGTCTCACTCTCTGCATCCTCGCGGCTCTTGAACGGATCATCGATAATAACCAGGTTGGCAGGACGCCCCGTGATACCACCACCCACACCGGCTGCGAAGATGGATCCACGATGGTCCTTCAAATTCCAGGAGACCACAGATCGGCTCTCCGGACTCAGTTCCACCGGCTCATCCACTGCGGACCGTGCTCCAAAGAGATTGGCATACGCCTCACTGCCCACATAGTTTCGAGTGATGCGGCTGTTCTCCGTGGCCAGGTCTGC